AAGAAGGTTTGCCTTTGCTTTTTCCTCTTCATCACCGTTACGGAGAAGCTTGTATTTGGCATCTATGATAGGACACTTCTGACCAAATGTTGCAGGAGACACTACACTGGTGTATTGCCCTGTTCCAAAAGATTTCCAATCATAAGTGTAGTAATGAAAGAATGTCTTTTCTGGTTCCGAAACATTTGGAACAAGACGAACCGTGTAAGTTTTATCTTGCTCAAACTTCATGATGTTTTTGGTGTTTGATTGTGTTGTGTTTTTTTGGAGAGCATTTTTGATGCTGTCGAACATTTTGGTATTGAATGTACTCATAGTTTCAGACTTCATATTAACTCAAACTTCAATTATTGCAAGCTTTTTTTCTAAAATTTTTAATCCCTCTTTTGAAATTTTAAGACATTTCTTTGATGTGTAGTATTTTGTCCTAAAAATGGAAAGTTTAGAAATAACATCTCCAAGCATGAATTCCAATAATTCGTAGTTATGTTTATTGACCACCTCTTGAAAATTATCAAAAGACAAACAGTTGTAAATTGAAATACGTTTTTCTTTCAAGTGTAAAAAAACGGTAGCCATTCCATTTGTCATATGATTCAAATAGGAGTTTATTGATATTTTATTTTCTTTACAAAATGAATATATAAAAGACATTCCATCAATTACGGACTTTCTCTGAATATCTGAATCTGGATCGGAATATGTTTTTTTCTTCTGATATAGATTGTAAATTTTAACAGCCTTTTGGCTCAAATAAAAATCTAGATTGAAATTTTTTTCATCTTCGTAAACTTCATACGGAGCTTCAAAAAAATCATTTAGATTTACATAGGGATTTCGGTTAAAAAAATTCTCCAATTTAAGCAAAACAGGATATTTCTCATCATTTTGAATATCGGAGAAATCTTTTCTCAATTTGAAAGGTTGATTCTTCTTGCTTCTGCTAACCCTCAAATACGTATTATAAATTGTTTCAATATTTCTCACCGGAGAGAATCTAAGATTTTTTTATTTTTTTTGTTATTCACGAATTTCATAACATATTTCGACTTATAAAGAGTCGAATCGTGTTCCAAGAAAATTTTAATAGCCGACATGTCGTTGTCAATATTATGAAGCATTTTAAAAAAATCCCTTAATTTCTTATCTTGCATATAAGAAAGAAGAATCGATGCATAATTCATTTTTTTATTATTCAATATACTCACAAAACTGCAAAATGAATTGAAGATGTGTTCTCTTTCCAATTGTTCTTTTTCTGAAATCATAATTTTATTTGTTTCTTATCCAATAATTTAGTAAATGACATGAATTTTTCAGTTATTATTCCTCCTGCGGTATTTTTATAACCACCACCTTCTGTCAAACTTTGAGAAACTTTTGACAAATCAACGTTGGAATGATGATTCTTTCTGAAACTTACTTTTTGTGTATCGATATTTACAATGATAGCTATCTCATATCCCAAATTAGTCAATTCTGATGCAACCTCATTAATACATGTATCAGCAAATGTTGCGATGACTTTTCTAAAAACACCTTGGATTTTTACGTCTCCCACATAAAATTCCGAAGCATCCACTATTTTTTTAATTTTATTTTTATAAAAATCTATGATTTTTAATTCATTTTCATCAAATTGATTGAAGCCTTCGTTAAATCTATCTTTTAATTTTAGTGTCTTGTCTCCTTGGTAGTTCCAATATAGCATGTTTATACCAACAGATAATTCCCTCTCAATAAGACGATATGATATATAGTCATCCACAAGTGCAACAAATTTTCTTTGTTCCGCTGTTATTTTTCGATCCGAAAGTTTATCTTTCAGATGCCTATAAAGACCCAATACGGTTGAACCAAATTCCAATACTGTAACTTTTGCATTTATATAAGAATCTTTACAGCGTTTAACCTCTTGATGGTGGCTGAAAATCTTAACATTTTCTTTATCAACTAAATCCATGATTGGACAAGTATCAAGTGCAACAAAATAGATTTCATCATAATGTTCCATTTTGTTTTTTAAAAGCCATTTAGACACCTCACTTCTCATATTCAAGTGATTTGTGACAGTGTATGAAGGAGTGTTCCAAAGATACCAATGCAAAAGAAGATAACACGCCGATCCATCAAGATCAGAGTGTAAAAAAACATGAATTTTTTTATTATTTTGCATTTTCTCCTATATAATTTAATAGGAACGAATCAATCTTCAAGTGCTTTTATTGATCGATTGAAATCAACCAATTCATCAGTCTCGTTTTGAATGTCCTCTTCTTCCAATGTAAGTGTAGTATAATCAATTTTCAAAAGAGTAGAACCGAAATTTGGACCAAAACGATTCTTCGCTACACCCATATTTATATAACCATTTTCTTTATCCTCATCACTTTGCCAAATATTAAAAATACAATCAGCTGTATTGGCCAGACTAATACCTTCCGAAATAGCTTCCAAGCTCGGAGCTTCTTTTGAGAAAGATGACCTCACAATTTGACTTGCGGATATAATAGGCACTTTATGTGTATATGAAATGGCTCTCAATTGCTCCGATATGTGTTTGATTCTCTCATACATTGTGTCTCCACTTGGACTCGACAATAGATTCAAATAATCCAAAACAAGACAATCAACCTTGATTCCCCTTTGACTGAGTTTCTTCAAATACGCTGAAATTTGAAATGGAGTGATAGTTGAAGGGGGGAATTCTTTGATCAAAATTTTGGATTTATTATTTTGTTTTCTAACATCTTCCAATTGCTCTTTCAAATTATCAAAATCCGTTTTCAATTCAAACATTGGAATTTTTGTCAATTTGGATGCAAATCGCATACCATACATGATTTCAGACATTTCAAGAGATATGACCAATGCCGTCTTTCCTTGTAGTGCCACATTTGCAGCTATATTTCCAAGGAAAATAGATTTACCAACATTTGTCTCTCCAATGAATATGTATAGAGCCTTTCCGCTCTCCAAGAAGCCTCCGCTAATTTTATTATCAAGCCATTTCCATCCTGTGGAGATTTTGCTTTCGTTTTTAGAAAGCTCTTCAATAAAGTGATCAACATTCTCAAGAAGATTCAGTCCAAGAGAAGGAGAGAGATTGATACCAACCGCTTGTTCCATTTTAACCAGCAATTCGGATGCATCGAGTTTTCCATTATCGTGATTTTCTGCTGCCTCCAAAAGAGTGTTGAATACCAGTTTCTGTTTCAGAAATGTTTCAGTATTTTCATATAATTCTTCACGATTGAATTTAGTGCCATCGAATTCTTTCATTTTAATCAAAGCGTTCTTATACGATTCCTTTAAATTGGAATCGCTTAGATATGTTTTGATTTCATTCAAAGATGGAACTTCTCCTCTTTTTATATAGAAATCCTTTATGATTCCGACAACGGATTTGATATCCTTATCTGAAAATAAATCATCCTTTATATAATCAATTACGGAAGCAAGGTATCCGCTATCAAAGATACAATTGTAAAGAATAACCTTTTCATAGAAATCTAGATCTAGTTTTGCAGTATTTTTGTCCATTTGTTTTTAAAATATTCGTTTGATTTTTTCCAAGAATCATGGAATTCACGAAGACCGGGTGAGCTATGGTCAACCATGATCGGCCAAACACCTATCTTTAGCTTGTTCATATTACAAGTGTTTGAAAAATCCATATCGTAGTGGTGAAACATGAAGTTTTCATCGAATCTCGTTTTAGAATTTAAAACTTTCTTGCAATTCACCGCAATAAAAACCCCATCAATAATGGCAACTCTTGCAGGAGAAGGACCAAAAACAGTTAAAAGCATCTGATCATTGGTTCCTTCCCAACTATGGCCAGCAAATCCTCTCAAATTATTTCGATCTGACATCAAGTGCCACAAATTGATATCTTTAATTTGTGGGTTTACGCATCCAGCAACACCGAGAATATCATATTTTTTCATTCCGTCTTCTATTTGATACGCTAAATCCATGTTTACAAAATCCACGTCATCGTGAACGAAGATCATATAATCGCAGATTTTACCATAGGTGTCAAGACATTCGTTGTAATATTGAGGCATGCCTAATTTGGTATTATTGTGCAATAATTTCAAATCTATTTTTTGTTCAGAGTGCCTGTTTATCTTCTGAATGCTCTTGTAAATTTTTGTTTGACAGGGATCAGGATTTCTTGATAGACTACATGCGATAATTTTCACAAAATTATCATAGCACAAATCATAAATAATTCAACAAATATGAAAGACAGAGATCAATTAGCAATATTCGAATCCTATAGAGAAGACATCCTTAACAAGTTCAAACAGAGCTTAGAAGGAGATAAAAGGGAAGAAACTTCATTTGAACCAGAAAAAAAAGAAGAACTCAACGATGTTCCAGATTCCGATGATGTCGATTTTGATGCAGATATCGAAGATTCTGATGACGTTGAAGACATCGAACCACCTAAAAAGAAAAATGTAATTGTGAGATCACATGAGATTTCACGTAATATAGGTCCAAAACTTCGTGAAATCGTTAGACACATGTCAGATGTAATTGAAGATGTTGATATTTTTGAGGAAATCAAAAATGCAATTAAAATTGCCAATGAAGACTTGGAAGATGAAAGTAAGATTACAGATACCCCTCTTTCAATTTATGATGATCTTATAGCTGCTGGAGTTTATTCGGAAGAAGAAAGAGATTCTGATGATATTGAAGATAAGGAAACAGAAGTTCTTCAAGGATTTGATGATGATTACTCCGATGATGACGATGTAAGTGGAGAATCCGAATTTAATTTAAGTAAAAAAACTCGCAGAGAAAGAGAAGACTTTAGATCTGGAATGAGAAAAGATGTTGAAAGATCAAAAGCAGAAGACATTCTTAGAGATCTTGGAATGGATTTTGGTCCAGAACGAGAAGATTACTAAGTTTCAAATACAATCAAAAAAAGAGACGTGAGTTATGCCTTCCTTTGTAAGTTGGTATAACTCACCGTCATTTAGAGGCTCAAGACCCTCACACGGTTTGCTTGAAAATGTATTATCGTAAATATCAGCATACAATTCGCAATTATTTTTAGCTATAAAAACATTTCCATTATCGCAATTATGCATCCAAAGAGCGAATTTCCCTTCTAAAAGTTCAAGTGAATTAGATATTAAAACAGAATCGATATCATCGGATTGAGAGTATGCATAATTCAATAAAGAAATTATAGAGAAACTCTGAGATACGGAATTTGGAGCCTTGGTATCATCGATTTCTATAATGTCATCAACATTTGTAATATTTCCGCAACAAGCAACAACCCAATAATCGGAAATTGCTGGATTTAAATATTCTGGTTCAAATTCTTTGGACTTACTCTCACAAATTCCCAAGTAATTATTATATTTTTTTCTTGGAAATTTAAAATCGTCGGACTGATTGTGTATCTTATAGATATCATAAGTTTCATCTGCTAAAAAAAGCATAGAATGATCTATTTTTCTAGAAC